GTCCTCGTGATGCAGACCCCGGCTGCTGGTGATGTGAGTGTGGGCGCTATTAGATTTGAAGCCCAAGACCCTGCAACCAAGTGCGTCAGCATTACCGCTGAGGATGAAGCCATTTGTGAAACCCTCTTTGATGGAACGATCTTCGCTGGTGTAACAGATGTCGCCGTGGAAGACACCAAGCAGAACCACACGCTCTCCATGGTGGATGTCGTCTTGGATGCCCCCACGCTTGCTGAACGTGTTCGCAAGGACCACCTGTACCGCTTCACCGATCACCGCTCTGGTGTGGTGAGTGTGGCAGGGTTTGCGATCTACCAGGCCATCTCTGGGCTTGAGGCATCTGCTGCGGCTGTTGTCAACGGGGAACTCACCACGATTAAACGGGACTTCATGTAATGTACGAAAAGCTTCTCAGTATATTTGGTGGAAACCTGCTGGAAGGTGTCAAGGATCTTATCCAGACGTTCAAGCTCCCACCGGAACAGGCCCTCCAGGCTGAGATGAAGGTCAAGGAGTTGGAGCACGACATCAAGACCAAAGCCATGGTGCTGGATGTTGAAGACCGTAAGAGCGCGAGAGAGCGTGAGATGGCTGTCAAAGGCCACACGGTGTCAATCCTCGCCTATGTGATTATCGGCTCGTTCGTGGCGGTCTGCTTCTTCATGATCGGACACTCCTACGTATTCCCTGATATCAAGATGCAGCCTGAACAGATTGGCATGGTGGGGACCATCATTGGATACCTCGCGGCCAAGGCTGAACAAGTCACCAGCTACTTCTTTGGATCAAGTGCATCGTCTGAGAAGAAGACTGATGCCATGGTCAAGAGTATGTCTGGTAAGTAGTTCCCTCCCCTATCACGGAAAACCTGTGTTAGCTGTGGGGGATTGCTGTGGTGGATATGCGTTAGATCCACTCGTCTCCCTGGAGCGTCATCCCAGGTTCTACGGTTCGCCTCACCATTTAAGTATTCCAGCGGTCATTTGTGCTGGAGTTTCTAAAGGCCGTCCGCCCTCGCGTCAGCAGGGCCTAGCACACCTTTTTAGGTGGCTGTTCGTTCCTTCAATAGAACCCCATACAGATCCCTCGTTACTACTTAGGCCGTCCTGCGGGATGACAACCTAGCGAACACCTGTGGCCTCTGTGCGGTTGTGGTTCCCCTCTCTTCCTCTCCTCGATCCCTACCAAAGGAATCCTCCCATGTCGAATGCTGTTGTGTCCCGCATTGGTGAAGTCAATGCTGCTGGTGGCGATAAACTCGCCCTGTTCCTGAAAGTGTTTGCTGGTGAAGTGATGTCGGCTTTCGCGGAAGCGAACGTTGCCATGGAGTACCAACTCACTCGCCAGATCAAGTCCGGTAAATCTGCCAGCTTCCCCGCGACCTGGAAAGCGGCTGCTGAGTACCACACCCCTGGAAATGAAATCCTGGGTGCGGCTATCAAGCACAATGAAGTCCTCATCAACATTGACTCTGTGCTGATTTCGCATGCCTTCATCGCCTCCATTGACGAAGCGATGAACCACTACGATGTGCGTTCGATCTACACCAAGGAGCTTGGGTATGCCTTGGCGCGTCAGGCTGACAAGAACCTCTTGCAGTTGATGTGCTTGGCGGCTCGTGCGTCTGCGGTCATTACTGGTGGGTACGGTGGAACCCAGTTGACTGCGGCTGGTTATGACACCACGGCTGATACATTGGCTCAGGGTATCTACGATGCTGGGCAGACCTTGGATGAGAAAGACATCCCTGCTGCGGATCGTGTCTGTTTCCTCAAGCCGAAGCATTACAACCTCCTGATTCAATCTTCGAAGGCGCTGCATCGTGACTGGAATATGACCAGCGATAACGGCACCTTTGCGGAAGGTACGATTCACCGGATTGACGGTATCCGTATCGTCAAGACGAACCACCTCCCGAGTGGGGTTGTGGCCTCAGCGACCGGCCAGAATAACACCTACAGCGGAACCTTCACGAACACCATTGCGGTGGTTGTGAACAAGACGGCTGTGGGTACGGTCAAGCTGTTGGATCTCGCCTTGGATAGCGAGTATGACATCCGGCGTCAGGGTACGTTGTTCGTTGCCAAATATGCCATGGGGCATGGCATCCTCCGCCCTGAGTGTGCAGTGGAATTACTGAAAGCGTAATGAGGTAGTGGGAGACGGAGGTTCAAATCCTTCCTTGCCCTAACAGGCGAGTCGTCTAGCGGAAGGACACCCACGTTGCACACAGAAAGGGGGAGGCTCTACCAAGGGCTTCCCCCTATTTTTTTTCATAAGGAACCCAATGGCTGAAACCCTCACGTCCAGGCTGGATGCCGTCAACGCCATGCTTGGCACCATCGGTGATGCGCCGATCAACAGCATCGAAACCGGCTCCCTGCCAGCAGAAGTCCAGACGGCGGTGAACATCCTCCATGAGACCAGCCGGAAGGTCCAGACGCGGGGGTGGAACTTCAATAGTGAATCGGACTTTGAACTCTCCAAGAACGCCAACGGAAACATCAACCTCCCAGGCAACACCCTCAAGGTAGACCTCACCATCGAAGACTGGCAGCGCAACGTGGTCCAGCGTGGTCTACGCCTGTACGACAGGCAAAACCATACATACGTATTTACCAGTAACGTCAAGGTGGACCTCGTTATGTTCCTCTCCTGGGATGAACTCCCTGAGAGTGCCCGAGAGTACATCAAGATTCGTGCGGCCAGGATCTTCCAGGCTCGTAACTTCGGCTCTGACACCCTCAATGGGTTCACGGAGAAGGATGAGTTCCGCGCCCTTGTGGACATGGAAGCCGCTGACGCTGAGAGCGAAGACGCCACGATCTTTCAGAACTATGACACCGCCTCCATTCTCGGTATCCCCACCCAACGACCCAGAAGGTAGTCCATGCCCCTCATCAACCAGACCATTCCGAACCTCATCAACGGGGTCTCGCAACAACCCGCCGCCCTTCGCCTCCCTACCCAGCATGTGAGCCAAGTGAACTGCTTCCCCTCTGTGGTGGAGGGGTTGAAGCTACGGCCTCCCACTGAGCACGTTGCCAAGATCCTTGAAGGTTCGCTAGGGCCTGCGTTCTTACACAGGATCAATCGGGATGTCAGTGAGCGGTACTTCGTCATCATCCGACAGGAGAGTATCAAGGTCTTCACGATGGACGGCCTAGAGAAGACGGTTGCGGTCCCCGATGGAGTCGCCTACCTCAACGAAGGAGACCCCAAGACGGCGTTCTGGGCAGTCACCGTGGCTGACTCCACCTTTATCCTGAACATGAACAAGACCGTCGCCATGAAGGCCGACCTGTCCACAGCACAGCCCTCTGAGGGGTTGATCTTCGTGAAGCATGGGGAATATGGCACGAAGTACACGGTGTTTGTGGATGGGGCCAACGTCGCTGATAAAACCACCAGCACCACAGATGTCCTGGACCTTGACACCACCACGATTGCCACCTCGCTCATGGTCAGCCTGTCAGCACTCTCCGGCTATACCTGTGTGCGGGTTGGATCGGTCATTCATATCAAGAAGAATGATGGGACAGCCTTCATCCTCAAAGCAGAGGATGGGCGCGGGAATACCGCCCTACAGACCATCAAGGGGAAAGTTCAACGGTTCTCTGAACTCCCTTCCACCGCCCCAGAGGGAATCATCTTTGCCGTCGATGCAGACCCTGAGAGTGCGTCTGATACGTACTATGTCAAATTCGAGGTGAACAACCCAGGGGAGACCTTCGGGGAAGGCACCTGGAAAGAGACGGTGGCTCCAAGTATCCCGTACCAACTCGACCCTACCACCATGCCCCATGTCCTCAGGCGTGAGTCTGATGGTACCTTCACCTTTGAAGAGCAGGTGTGGGGGGACAGGATTGCAGGGGATGCAGACACCGCCCCAGATCCCAGCTTCGTGGGGAGTACGATCAAGGATATCTTCTTCTACAAGGATCGTCTGTCGTTCCTGTCAGATGAGAACGTGATTCAGAGTGAAGTGGGGGAGTACTTCAACTTCTTCCCTGTCACTGTCACTCAGACCCTCGATAGTGACCCCATCGACGTTCGCGCCTCCCATACCAAAGTCTCCATCCTTCGCCATGCGGTGCCCTTCAATACCAAGGTGGTCCTCTTCTCCGATCAAACCCAGTTCATCTTGAGTAGTGCGGGTGGGCTGTCGTTCAAGACGGTGGACATTGACCAAAGCACAGAGTTTGAAGCGAACCTCCACACCAAGCCTATTGGGGTGGGGAAGTCGATCTTCTTTGTCACCAACAAGGGGGACTACAACGGAGTGCGAGAGTACTTCGTAGACTCCGATACAGCCACCAACGATGCGGCGGATGTCACCGCGCATGTCCCTACGTATATTCCTGCGGGGACCTTCAAGCTGTCTGCCTCAACCATTGAGGATATGGTGGTCGCGTTTACCTCTGGGTTCACACATGGGTTCTACCTCTACAAGTTCCTCTCCGTGAATCAGCAACGGGTACAAAGTGCCTGGTGTCAGATGGTGGTGGGGGATGAAGACGAAACTGAGGTAGTCAGTGGGGAGTTCATTGAGACCACCCTGTACCTCGTGATTCAACGCTCCGATGGCGTCTACATTGAGAAGATGCGCCTGGAGCCTGGACGGGTTGACCCCTACTCCAGCTTCACCACTTGCTTGGATCGACGGATTGATGAAACCAAACTCCTTGGACGGTTCTACGATCCTGACACGGATGCCACCACGATCACCGTGCCGTACATCTGTGATGCCCCTATGCGGGTTGTCACCAGGGCAGATGCGGAAGTCCCCAGTGTCACACCAGCCTTGTCCGCGAACATCTTCTCCCAACTGGACGATGCGATTGTCGTTCGTGGGAACTGGAGTACGCGGCCTGTGTGGGTTGGGCAGATCGTCAACGCCTCTGTGGAACTCAGTACCTTCTTCTATCGCAAGCAGTCCCCCACAGGGGGTGTGATTGTGGAATCCAGCGGGAGGCTGCAACTCAGGCGGATGACCGTGGTGTATGCCGACAGCGGCTACTTCAAATTCTCAGTAACACCAGTGGGGAAGCCAACCAGCAACTACGTATTTAACGGGAGGATTGTTGGTGACGGGAACAACATCCTGGGAGAGGTCGCACTCACCAGTGGGGAGTTCAAAGTCCCCATCCTGTCCAAGAACGATCTTGTCACCATCACCTTTTCCTCTGACAGCTTCCTTCCCTTCCGACTCATTAATATCAAGTGGGAGGGGATGTACGTAGCGAAATCTCAATCACTGTAAAGGAAACCTATGTTGCATGTGCGGGCTGCTGAATTAGAGGACGCTGACGAGCTAGCCCCGAAGCTGCGGAAAGCAGACCTTCAGGAAATCCAAGCGGCCACAGGTCTCCCGCCTCAACAGGTCCTTCAGGTGGGGGTGGAGTATTCTGCCCCCGCCTGTACCGTGATTGATTCCTCTGGGGAAGTGGTTGGGATGTTTGGGGTTGAACCTGGGGCACCTCAGACAGGCGTGGTGTGGCTCCTTGGGAGCGATGCCCTGGGAACACGGCAGTTTATCAGAGAGTGCCGTACCTGGCTCCGTGGCCTCCACGCCACCTACCCCCTTCTCTACAACTACATCGACAAACGCAACACCCTCCATATCCGCTGGCTGAGATATATGGGCTTCACCTTCATAGCAGAGCACCCACAGCATGGGTATGAACAACGACCGTTTTTAGAATTTGTGAGGCTTGAGCATTATGTGTGACCCCGCTACGTTAGTGGCCGGTGCAGCGGTTGGTGCGTCTGCTGGACAAGCGGCCTTCTCCATCGTCGGTGACACCGCCAGATACAATGCGGAGAAGGGATACCGGCAAAACCTGGTGGACCAGAACCGGCAGCAGATCGACCAGAACCGCTCCGTTGCCACCCAGGAGTACCTGAACAAAGTCCGCTTAGAACAACTGGGGGAACAGCAAGAGAATGCGGCGAACGTCGAGACAGGGCTAGACCTGATGAAACAGCGACGCGCAGCCCAAGCCTCAGCCAAGGTACAAGCCGCTGAAGGTGGCGTAGCCGGTCTCTCAGTTGATCACCTCCTCCTGGACTTCCAAAGACAAGAATCATTCGCCATGGGCCGCATTGTTGCCAACCAGGAGATGGTGAGTCAGCAACGCAAGGAACGCATCTCAGGATACGCCACAGAACACAGAGCCAGATCGAACGCCATTCCATTCTATCAACCAGCTCCGATCAGGAAGCCGGATTATGTGGGGCCGATCTTCGGTGTCATTAACACAGGGCTGCAAGCATTCGGGCCATCCATGGTCAAGGCAGGCGCAGCATCGGGAGGGAAGAAGTAACCTATGGCAGAGAGAGACCAGAGACGTGAGGTCCAGGGGCTTCCGCAAGCGCCCGCCCTCACCCCGGCTGCAAAGCCGATTGACAACTACGACATTCGATTGAGTCAGCCTAACCAGACCTTTGAGAAACCAGATCCCCACAACTCCTGGATGGACCTGGCAAGGGGCCTGGGGCAGTTTGAACCGACCCTCTTAGCCCTCCAGCGTCAAGCACAGGCCAAGCAGGATTCAGACGATGAGGCCAAGGGGCATGACCTCCATGAGCAGGTCAAGGCTGAACAGGGGAACCGTGTAGGGTGGAAGAACGCCATTACACGAGGTCTGATTCCTCCTGGAGCTTCGCCACTCCTGGTGAAGGGCTACCAACGGGCAGACCTCAGGAACATTGCCACGGACTACCAAGCGGCCCTCCAGCAAGCCTACCTGAACGATGACAAGGTACGTAGTAGCAACGATCCAGCGGTCCTCCAGTCGTTCGTCCAGGAGTTCAGAAACAAGTTCCGTGAGGACTTCCTGACAGACCCTGAGGGGAATGCGTTCACTCCGCTGGACTTGCATGAAGTCTTCTACCCCGCACAGGACCAAGTAGACGGGCAACTACGTAGCACCCACGCCAGCTACCGAGTGCAAGAGCATGAACGGATTGCAGAGGAAGTGGCCTCAGCCAGGGTGAACAGACACCTAGACGCCTTCTCAGAGGCAGAAGTGAAAAACTTCAGGCCACAACACGCCTTTGATGACATTGCAGCCAAGATCAATCAGGAGTTCTACCACGGCACTGAGGGGCTTGTACCCAACGGCATGGACGGACGGAGAGCCAGCAAGTTGATCGTGGATAACATCATCAACCATGCGGTCAAGATGCGAGACCCTGAAATCCTCCAGGTCTTGGAACACATCAAGACCCCTGGTGGCACGATGTCAAAGACTGCCTATGCCAAGGATCAGGTAGTCATCGCTGAGGAGAAGATTGCTGAACTGGGCAGGCGCGAACAGCAATGGCGCTGGCAGTTGGAAGCCAAGAAACATGCGCTGTCCCCTGAAGAGGAGGCAGTACGTAGGGAAGAAGACTATACCCGTAAGCTTGAGATGCAGACCCGCTCCGATGAGCAGTATGGACGCGAGAAAAAGAACTGGTTGAAGCTGGATGTGCAAGACATGGTGAGTCATCGGTCCAACGCTGAAGTCAGCCGTGTGTTGACAGCGGTGAAGATGAAGGACATGGACAACCCCATGCTCCACAACGCTATGTCCTGGCTCCGGACTGAGAACCCAGATACGTACATGAAGATGGAGCAGTACATCAACACACTCACGAAGGAAAAGAAAGCCTTCGTGGAAACCCCTGAGTCTCGCCTGTTCTACACCCAACTGAGATACGACATGAGTCGCAATCCGGATGGCTTCGATTCGTCCAGGATCTTCAAAGGTGTGGCAGACAACATGATCAGTGATGAGAAGGCTGGGCAGTTGTTCGATGACTGGGAACGCAACCGAACCAACATGGACCACGAGTTTCTGAAGCATCCTGAGTTCAGCAGGCTCCTCGATACAGCACGGCAAGCGGTCAAGAAGGGAGCTGACGATGATTTCAGCGAGGGGGCAATCAAGTCTGAAGAGGCCGCGATGTCCCTTCGATCCTTTGCAGGGGCCTGGATACAGGACCACCCTGGAGGGAAGCAGACAGAGTTCTTGAAAGATATGTCTGGGTACCTCAAGCCGATCATGTTGCAGGCCAACGAGGATTACCAAGCGGAGCAGAAGGCGAAGAAGGAAGCCAAGGAAAATCCACCGGCACCTGAAGCCCCGAAGCGGACCAACATCCAGAAGTTTACGGATGCTGTGGGGATCACCACGCCTCCTGAACCGCCGAAGGCTCCTGAACCTACCCAGCCAGCGAAGCCGAAGTTCACTCCGAAGCACGTTGCTGAACTCATGACGAAAGAGCAACGCACCAGTATCACAGACATTGCTGAGGATCTCCGTAAAGACAAGAACAGGAAGTTTACTGAGCGGGACCTGCGGGACCGTTTAGTACCCATCTTCACTGACATCTACACCAAGCATGGGCGCGATGTGCTGGACGCCCTGGAAGGGGTGGATGACATGGTGAAGGCATTGATGAAGTCGCAAGGCAAAGTCAAGGAAGATAAGTTTGGGGATACAGCAGACACCACCAAAGAAGGACGCCAAATCCTCCACCTCCCTGACGGCTCCATTGAAACTGAAAAGACAATGACCGTGACTGAGAGTGGGATCAACGGTGGACGCGCCACGAACATCCCCACCATCTACGGTGGAAAGCACGTCTCAGACCAAGAAGCGATCCGTATTATCACAGAGTCAGGCGGCATTGACCCAGACACAGGGCGCAAGTTGGACGGCTACGACTCCATAGAGAAAGCTGTGGAAGCCGCGAAGAAACGCTCTGCGGAGTTAGGGAAGTTGTACGCACCAAAGAAAAAGAAACCGAAAGCCTAACAAGTAAGGGGAACCATGGCAGACCTTTTCGATATGCTGAATGAGGCTGATGCGTCAGACTCTCAGGAAGCCGCCGCGAACATGAACACGCAACCTCCCGCCATTCAGCCTACCGAAGAATACCCTACCACCCCTTCCACCCCTCAGCAGCCAGCTCCCACCTCTCCACTGGAAACCCGCGAGATCAGTGTCCTGGATCGTGTGGCGGATGTGGGAAAGGGCATTGTGTCTGGTGCTGAGGGTGCTGTCATTGGAGCAAGGAAGACAGTCCGTGCCATTGGTCGTGCTGTCCTCCCAGAATCTCTCCAAGACGAAGCGATCCAAGAGAAGAACGATAGCCAGATCACAGCCCATGCCGATCAACCTGAAACGGTCCTGGGTAAAGTCACAGCCGACATTATGAAGTTCGGCCTGGGGTTTGTGGGTGGTCGCGGCATGCTTACCGCTGCCAAGATCAGCACGAAGCTCCCTGGGGTTATCAGAGAGATTGTGGAGAGTGGGGTGGGGACTGCTATCGTGGCAGACCCCAACGAGAAACGACTCTCCAACATCCTCCAAGAGTATCCGTTCCTAGAGAACCCAGTCTCTGAGTTCCTTGCTGCCAAGGAGGACGATGGACTAGCAGAGGGGAAGTTCAAGGCTGCAATGGAGGACATGCTTACCACGCCGGTAGCTATGGTACTGTTCAAGTCCCTGAAGCTCATGAAGAATGGGCTGATGGGGAAGGGTGCGAGTAAGGAACTCGATACCACAGTAGACGACATTGCGAAGTCGATTGATGAGCTGGACGCTTCTGCGGGGAAAGCTCCTGAGAAGTTCGCTGACAATATCATTGAAGTGCCTGAGGTCAAGGTTACGGCTGATGCTCCGGAACCTACACAACTGTTCAGGGGATCAAAGAACGGTGAAGCTGGGGACTTCTGGACACCTGATGAAGCTGTCGCCAAGAACTATGCTGGTGAAGGTGGGCATGTCGCCAAGGAAGATGTCACCTTCAAGAATCTCCTAGAAGCCCCCAACTGGATGGAGGCCAAGAAAGCCCTTGGGCTTCCCCAGTCCGCGACCATGCCGGAACTCATTACCGCTGCGAAGAACGCGGGACATGATGGGGTGACATTCAAGACGACCAATGGCCCTGAGTTCATCCGTATTACTCAGAAGAACGACGCACCAGCAACTGACGTGGGGGCCTCTCCGGAGGTGCTTGCCAAGGCTGCTGATGACATGGCCTCTGAAGCCTTCGCCAAGAACTCCAAAGGGGATGTCATCTTTGCCCTGAAGCCAGATCAGAAGGCCGCATTCACGAAAGCCCTTGAGGGTCAGGTGGTTCAACACCGGCTCGATAACCTCTTGACTCCCATGCAAGGGGCCTTCAACTATTCCAAGATGGACAGTCAGGTGGAGGTGAAGACCACACTTGACGCACTCGCCAATATCCTCAAGCCAGCCCTCGATAAGAACGTAGGGGACAAGCAGACCTTCGGGCAGATCAACTCCCTGGCAAGCCTCATCGGGAGCAAGCCTGAACAGCTTGTTGCCAATCTCCGCTCATGGGGAGTGGAAGACAAGATGATGGCCTCCACCGTGGTTGCAGCCAAGAACTGGATGCAGTCCATTGGTGACGACATCTTTCGGCTATCAGATAGCATCTACACTGGGGCTGGTGGGAACTCCGCAAAGATGGAGATGCTGCGGATGATGGACATCCTGGCTGATGTGGAGGGGATGACCAAGAGCCTCCAGAAAGCCGCCGCAAGGACCACAGCAGCCGGACGTATCAGGACCTCAGCGAAGTACTCAGGGGCTGATATGAAGAAGATGCTGGACGCCTATGGAGGCCCTGAAGCACTTGATAAGTTGGCCGAACGATTGGCCCTGGCAGGGAAAGAGCCTGACAAACTTCTCAAAGTGGTTCAGGCGTCTGGGTTCAGGAAGTTCGTAGACAGTCACAATGAGTTGTGGATCAACGGGATTCTCTCAGGGTTCAAGACACATGCAATCAACGTCATCTCCACCGCTGCCAACACCCTGGCCCAACCCCTCAACATGATCGTGGGTGGGACAGTACGGAGAGAGTGGGCGGATGTGCGGGAAGGTGTGGCGATCTATCGTGGTCTCAGGCAGATGATCGGGGATAGCTTCGAGATGTCCAGAAGGGCCTTTGCCACTGAGAAGCCTGTCCTTGGAGCCAACCAGATCCTTGAGCATCCCCAGTCAATCTCCTCAGCGAACTACAACCTTGACTCTAACTCCTGGTTAGGGTGGGGAGTGGATGCGTTGGGGAAGGCTGTACGGATGCCCGGGCGGTTTCTTGGGGCTGAAGATGAGTTCTTCAAACAGATGAACTACAGGGCCAAGCTCATGGCGCAAGCCTCTCGTGAGGCGAGTGACATGGTGAAGAACGGGAAGCTCGATCCGAAGAAGATGGTTGAAGTCTTTGAGGATGGAGTCAGTAAGAAGATCAGCGAAGTCGATAAGTATATTCACGATAGGTTCCAAGGTGGGTTTGAGTACCAGGCGTTAACCAAGGATAGCGGCAGGAAACTGCGGCCTGGGGAATCCATCGGGGACAATGGGGTGAAGCTCCGTCAGACCTTCGGGAATGATGAAGATGCGCTCCGGTACGCTGAGGAAGCCACCTTTACCCAGGACCTGAAGACGCAAACCTGGTTCGGTAATCGGTCCTTCAGTGAGACCTTGCAGACAGCGGCGAACACGCACCCACTCCTGAGAGGGTTGGTGATACCGTTCATCCGTGTCCCTGCGAACCTCACCAGGCAAGTCTTCGACTACACCCCGGTTGTGGGGCAACTCCATAAACGGTACTGGGCTGACATCGCTGCTGGGGGTACTCGGAAGTCTGTCGCTATCGGTAAACTCTCCATGGGTTCCATGTTCTGGACTGGAGCCATGTTCATGGCGATGGAAGGTGGGATTACTGGAAGGGCACCTGGGGACAAGGAGATGCGGGAACGCAAGCTTGAATCCGGCTGGCAACCCTACAGCTTTCCCATTGGGCCTGAAGGCAATCAGACCTACGTATCTTTCCAGAGGCTAGACCCCTTCGGGATGGTCCTGGGGTTGGCGGCTGACTTCTCGCAACTGGCGAATCAGGTAGACGACAATCAACGCCACAGCCTTGCAATGACCATGACCCTGGCTCTTGCTGAGAACCTATCCAGCAAGTCGTATCTTAAAGGTCTGGTTGAGATCTCATCCCTGATGGGGTCTGGGTACGCCAAGGAAGATATCTTTCAGCGGATGCTGAACATGCGAGCAGGTTCCTACGTACCTTCATGGATGTCAGCCTTCCGGCCTGACGATGAAATGAAGAACGTCAGAACAGCGATGGACGCGATCATGGCGAAGATCCCTGGCCTGTCAGAGACCGTGGAAGCACGGCGGGATTACTTTGGGGAGAAGAAAGAATACCCCATGCAATGGCCGTACTCGGCTATCAACCCCTTCACGATCAGCGAAGACAAGCCCGATCCTGTGAGAAAAGAGCTGGCACGGTTAGCATCCTCAGAGGTGCAATCCCAGTTCTCCCTTCCAAGAGAGAAGCATGGGACACTGGACCTGTCTACGTATAAGAACGCAAAGGGGCAAACCGCCTATGACCGATGGATTGAACTCATCGGCACGGTCAAGGTCGGCGGACGGACGTTCCACGACAAGCTCGGGGACCTGTTCAAGTCGGAGCGATACAAACTCGCCAACGATGGGACCTCTGTGTATCACACAGGGAAGCGCCCCACGATGATCCATGTGGAGCAAGAGCGGTACCGATCAGCAGCCCTCAAGGAAATGTTGAGGGAGTTCGATCAAGAAGGCCGCTCTGGGAAGCTCCCCTTCAACCTCTCTGACATGGTGCACACGGACCAGAAGAACATGAAGCGGGTTGAACGAGCGAAGACCCCCACGGAACTCCTCAGAGACCTTCAATAAACACCCACCTCTCAGCTAGGTAGTCTCACTAGGGGCTACCTAGCCTTGCCTCAAGGACCTTTCATGTCAAATTATTCCTACGTGGAACTGTCGGGGAATGGAGCGATTAAGAACTTCCAGTTCGACTTCCCCTACATGAACACCTCCCATATCAGCGCCGAAGTAGACGGAGTAGACACTGAGTTTACTTGGCTCGCGGCCAACATCATCCAGATTGACCCCGCACCAGCAGCGGACAGTGATGTGGTCATCCGGAGAACCACCCCAGTAGTCGATCCTACGGTAGTCTTTGAGAACGGAGCCGGGTTGGATCAGGCCGACCTCAACGCCTCCACCACACAGATGCTCTACATCGTGCAGGAGTCGCTTGATGCGGTCACAGCCGACCCCACCATTACCGATGAGGACCTGATAACCAGCGATGTCACCGATAACAACGTCTCTACGACCAAGCACGGCTTTGCTCCGAAGCTCCCCAATGACCCCGCCCTCTTCTTAAACGGGCAAGGGGAATACACCGTACCTGCTGGGACTGGCGGTGGAGGTGGTGGCGGTTCTGTCACTGACTCAGCCATTGTCATGAGCGACGTGACAACGAACAACGCCACGATCCTGAAGCACGGCTTCCTCAAGAAGCTGGACAACATACCCACCAATTTCATGAACGGCCAAGGGGAATGGACTGCCCCGCCTGTCACCACGGATGACACCCTCATCACCACTGACAGCACAGGAAATAACGTCTCCACGTCCAAGCACGGTTTTGTACCGAAGGCACCGAACGATGCCAACAAGTTCCTGAACGGGCTGGGGGCCTGGGCCACGCCTGCTGGTGGGGGCACTGGGGATGTCATCCTCATTGACTCAGATATCACGCAGACCACGTTCAACAACTCCACCGCTGCTACCCAACTGGTCTCCCTCTCGATCCCTGCTGGGGAACTCACGAGCGGCAAGCGGGCACGGATGGTGACGCAGCTTGGGATCAAGCACACCAACTCAGCAGGCATGTTCATTCAGCTCCAGGGATTGTTTGTGGCTGCGGTGAGTCTCATGGGGCAGGAATGGTCCTTACCCGCTGTCGGCTACTCACACCTCACCGTGGAACAGCTCTTAACCTCGATTGGGACGGATCAGC